CGCAAATATCCTGGTCTTAATAAATCTTTCCATGGTGGATATCAAGAATTGTCTGATCAAGACTTCTTCTGTATTGGGGGTGAAGATATTGAATCAATGAATCTTGCTGATAGAATTAATCTTCATTTCAAGATTGGTAAATTTGTCAAAATTCCCTTTGTAAATTGTGAAGAGAATGTCATTGTAAAAAATGTTGGAGATGCAGAAACTTTTGATGATGCAGTATCTGCAGCTGAACAAATTTACAATTATATCAAAAAGCAGAAAGAAGAAGAGAAGAAAGTAGAAGATTTTATTAAAGATACTATGAACATTACTGATGGTGAGTCATCTAGTAGTGAGATTGGTGAGGATGAAGAAGAGAATGTGGGTGATGCTGATGAAATAATGGAGATTGATGCTGATGGCACAGGAGATGGAAGTGAAGAAGTTGATGAAGAATCTGAAGTAGAGGGAGATGTTGATATTGAAGTATCAACTGATAATGCATTCTCAGATGGAACAAAAAATCTTACCACCAACAGTATGGAAGAGACCATCTATTCTGAAGTTCCTAAACTTTATCTTGATGAAGTTATTATCTCTAATGAAAAAGTTCATGATCTTTTGAATACCAATTGGAAGGAACAATCAGTTCCTATGGAAGATGAATGTGGTAACAAGTTTGTTGCTGATTTCTCTTATGTTGATCTTCAATATAATAATTTCAAAAAATCTGCTCAAAAGGAGGTAAATTATCTTGTCAAAGAATTTGAAACCCGCAAGTCTGCAGATGCTTACTCTCGCTCTTCTGTTAGTAGGACTGGAGTTCTTGATACAAGCAAACTACACACTTACAAATTCAATGAAGACCTGTTTAAAAAAATTACTGTAGTCCCTGATGGTAAAAATCATGGACTAATTTTTGTCCTTGATTGGTCTGGTTCAATGGGCAGTGTTATGATGAGCACACTGAAGCAACTATACAATTTGATTTGGTTTTGTGATAAAGTAAATATTCCTTTTGATGTTTATTCTTTTACCAATAGTTGGCGTGATAATGATAATTATGATGCTCAAGTAATGGACATGAAAGATGGTGTATTTTATGTTGATAAATCTTTTAGAATGGTTAATATTGTCACAAGCACTGCCAAGAGAAAAGATCTTGACATTCAACTTTTGAATATTTGGAGAGTGGCATCTTCTTTCATGTATTATCAACATTACCAAATTCCAGGTCAGATGAGTCTTTCTGGTACTCCTTTGAATGAAAGTCTCATTGCACTTCATGGCATTATCCCAGAATTTAAAAAACTCAATGGAGTTCAGAAAGTTCAGTGTATTGTCTTGACTGATGGTGAAGCAGGTCAACTTAGTTCATGCTGCAAATACAATCATTTTGCCTCTGGTGAAGAAAAAATTGGTGCCAGGAGATTTAGTCCTTATAAGGTTGTGATGCGTAATCGTAAAACAGGACACACTTACAAATTTGGATATCACTATAGTGATTTTACTGAGGTTATTTTGAAGGACTTGAGGAACACTTTTACTGATACTAATTTCATTGGTTTTCGTATTGTAAGTAGTCGTGATTTTAATCATTTTGTTAAACATCATGATGTAGTAAATGAGTATGAATTAAAGCAGAGTAAAAAGAAGGGATTCCACTTCATTCAGAACAGTGGATATAATTCATACATTGCATTGCTTGATTCATCTCTTGATAATGATGATAAAATTGATGTTGAAGATGGTGCATCAAAAGCAAAAATTAAAAGTGCATTTATTAAAAGTTTGAAGGCAAAAGCACTAAATAAAAAAGTTCTCAATCATTTTGTTGGGTTGGTTGCCTGATGAAACAACATAAACTCCCCTTCAAACACATTGTTTTGGAAGAAACAAAAGAAGTTCTTATTGTAGTTAGAAGTGCAATTACTGCCATGGGTGTTGGTGCCATGGTTGAAAGATACTATCCAGGATACACTGCTAAAATTATTTCTGAAAGTTTTTATCAGGAACAGACACTTGATTAAGTGTCCTTAGAGGGGTGTCAGTGCCCTTCTTTTGCTTTATAATTAATCTGTTGAACAAAACCACTCATGTCTCTATCTTCTGATTATATTGTCTCTTCTCTCAAAGATCTTTATGGTGGAGAAGTAATTGCTGCTGATGTACGTGCATGGTGTGCCATGAATGGCACCACCTATCAGACTGTTACAAAAAAACTTGATGAGTATAAAGTAGGTCGTGGCAAATGGAATCTTGAAGTATCAGTAAATACTGTTAAAGATCTAGAAGTAAACTATAATGCTCCTGCAGCTTTGCCTGCATTTGAGCAAAACCTTATTCCACAAAAAGATGATACCTTCGTCCCTTTTGGTAACTTCAGCGATATCAAAAAAATTATTAAGTCCAATCTATTCTACCCTACGTTCATTACAGGTCTCTCTGGCAATGGCAAAACGTTCTCTATTGAACAAGCTTGTGCGCAACTCAAAAGGGAATTGATTCGTGTCAACATCACCATTGAAACTGATGAAGATGACCTTATTGGTGGTTTCCGCCTTGTTAATGGTGAAACCGTCTGGCACAATGGCCCAGTCATTGAAGCCCTGCAACGGGGTGCTGTGTTGCTCCTTGATGAAATTGACCTTGCCTCAAACAAAATTCTTTGCCTCCAATCTATTCTTGAAGGAAAAGGAATTTTCCTCAAGAAGACTGGCCAATACATTGCACCCACAAAAGGTTTCCAAGTATTCGCAACCGCAAACACAAAAGGTAAAGGAAGTGATGATGGACGATTCATTGGTACTAATGTGCTCAACGAAGCATTCCTTGAAAGGTTCCCTGTGACATTTGAACAGGAGTATCCTACTCCTTCAAGTGAATCTAAGATTCTTGGTAAGGTTGCTGATTCTCTTGGTGTGGATGATGATGAGTTCTGCAGTCGTTTGGTTGATTGGGCTGACATTATTCGCAAAACCTTTTATGATGGTGGTATTGATGATATCATCAGTACTCGTCGTTTGGTTCACATTATCAATGCTTATTGTATTTTTGCTGATAAAGCAAAAGCAATTGAGGTATGTCTGAATCGTTTTGATGATGAGACAAAAGAATCTTTCATGGAACTGTATGACAAAGTTGATGTGGATTTTCAAATGCCAGAATCAGATATTGACCAAAACTCTGATTCTTGATATAATATGACTAACTCTTGGTCTCTACTATATGAGGAACTAAAAATGGGTGAAAACTTTGAAGACCGTTATGAAGACAAATTTAATAACACATATGACTTTTGGACTTTTGATGAAAACAGTATGGTAGGAAATCCTATTCCTGGTGCATCAAGTCCTGATACAATTACATTTTCAGGTGATATTCATGCAGCAGCAGAAGTCCCTATGACCACTTTATTTGGTGCAGTTGGAGAAGACAGTCTCTCCTTTGATCTTAAGATTCCTGATCTTCCTACCACTGACAATAACAATGGTCGTTGGAAATACAATGAAGATGTAATCCTTAAGGAAGTTCGTGATTATCTTGGTGGCACCTATAGGTCTCACTATGCTTCTCCTGAATCTAAAACTCAGACACTTGATCTGATTGAATCTGTTGGTGATGCAGAACCATTCTGCAGATCTAATGCTCTTAAATACCTTTCTCGTTTTGGTAAGAAGGATGGAAAGTCTAAGCAGGATATCCTGAAGGCAATTCACTACTGCATTCTTCTTTACCACTTTGCTGGCCTCTGTAATGAAAATACACAACCTTATGAAACTTTCTGATACCACTACCACTCTTCTCAAGAATTTTTCCTCCATCAATCAGTCTATTCTTATTAAAGAGGGTAGTAAATTGAGGTCTATGTCAGTGATGAAGAATATCCTGGTTGAGGCTAATGTTGAGGAAGAATTTCCTAAAGACTTTGGAATTTATGATCTTAATCAATTCCTTAATGGTCTCTCACTACATCAAAGTGCTGAACTTGATTTTGCTAACAATGAATATGTTGTTATCAAAGAAGGTAAGATGAGGTCTAAGTATTTCTTTGCTGATCCATCTGTGATTGTGTCTCCCCCTGAAAAAGAAATTGCCCTTCCTACAGAGGATGTGTGTTTTGTTCTTACCAGTCAACAACTGGAGAAACTGAAGAAGGCAGCATCTATCTACCAACTGCCTGATGTGTCTGCAGTTGGTGAGAATGGTGTAATCAAACTGGTTGCACGTGATAAGAAAAATGATACATCAAATGATTTTTCTATTGTTGTTGGTGAAACAGACCAAGAGTTTGTTTTCAATTTCAAAGAAGAAAATTTGAAGATCATTCCTGGATCATATGATGTTATTGTTTCTTCAAAACTACTTTCACGTTTTTGTAATCAAAACATTGATGTTACCTACTTTATTGCTCTTGAACCAGATTCTACATTTGGATGAAACATATTCTTTTTACCCTTAAGGGTTGTCCGTTTGAACTCCTTGATGACAAAGAGTTCATTCGGATGCTTATGTATAGAGTAACAAAAGAATGTAAATCTACTCTACTCAATCTAGCAGTACATAAGTTTGATCCTCAAGGAGTCACTAGTATTGCCATGCTTGCAGAGAGTCATATTTCCATTCATACTTGGCCAGAGAAAGGTATGGCAGTTTGCGATGTCTTTACTTGTGGTGATGATGCTAAACCTGAAGTTGGTGTAGAATATATGAGAGAGCAATTAAAGGCAACTGATATTGTCTCTAGTAAATTTGTACGTCCTTTGGAATGACTAACATTGATGTGCCAATGAGAATAACTGGCAGTATCATGGTTATTACTGCTTATTTTGTT